ATTCTCATTGCGGGTTCAGGTGCAGGACGTGGCTCAAACATACTTCAATTTGGTTGGAGAGCTCCTCGTCCTAAAGCTGGACAGGACCTCGACGTATTTATGACGAAAGTTTTTATTCCGTCAATGCGTAAGGTTTTTATCGAGTCTGGTTATGACATGAAGGCTGATGGTGAAGCTGCGGCTCACGATTCAGAGTTCATTGTTTCAATACATGGAGTTCTTTACCCAGTGTACGAAGACTACTCTTGGGATAGAGAAGAACGAAACGTTTATCACTCAGGTAGCGGTTCGGATTTAGCTCTCGGCGTTCTTGAAGCTCTTAACTATCAAAAATGTAAGAGCGCAAAGGAAGCTGAGAAGATTGTTTATCGTGCAGTAGAAATTGCTATCAAGCATGACATCTACTCTGGCGGTAACATTCACACGTTTATTCAAGAAGAGTAAGTTACTGGCAGGTAACTTATCCTGATATAATAGTTTTATTAAATGACGAAATGACAAAAGGAGAAACACAATGGCAAAGCTCATTGAAACAAACGAAGGATACGCACCAGCTCACGAGATTGTTGACTGGGACTTTCCGCTATGGAGTGAGATCTTGCCTAACCTGTGGGTAGGTGGCACAGATGACGATGACACAATCGAAGATGCTGCAAACATTCACATAAGTCGCAATATCACTAAGGACGATTTTGATGCGGTAGTTACACTTTACGCATGGGCAAATCCAGTTGACTGGATGGTCGAGGAACTACGTTTTGGATTCTACGATTCTGATATCTCTCACATCGACATGAAAGCTTTGCATCGCGCTGCTTCATACGCGGTTGACCAAGTTCAAAACGGCAATAAGGTTTTAATTCGTTGCCAGGCTGGGTTAAATCGTTCTGGTCTGACTGCTGCCTTGGCTTTAGTCAAAATGGGATACAAGCCAGAAGATGCAATCAACCTTCTACGTCAAAAGCGTAGTCGCTACGTTTTGATTAACAAAGAGTTCGAAGAGTTTCTACTTGCGCTAGCAGATGATAACGATGAGTAAACTTCATATTGCTTATGATGACATCTATCTAGATTGGCAACTAGGAAACGGTGACGGTAGTCACCCAACTAATCCTGTTCGTGCTAAGCTTGCGGTAGAGCTTCTTGAAAAATTAGATCCTGTAATGGTTAAGCCATCTGCGTCTGAATCAGATAGAGACTTGTTAAATCATGTTCACTCTGATGAATACATTTCTAAAGTACTTGACCAAGGTCATTGCGGTGAATGGTATCCAGACCAGACGCACCTTGGTAAGGTAGCTCTTGAAATGGCTGCGGGAACTATTCGCATGTATGAAAAGATTCTTTCAGGAGAAGCAAACGTTGCGTTTAATCCTCAGGGAGCTAAGCACCATGCGCAGTATGACCGTAGCTCTGGTTTTTGTGTATTCAACGATATGGCGTTAGCCGCTAAGTTATTTATGGCTGCAGGGCTTAAGCCTATGTACATCGATTGGGATGCGCATCATGGTGACGGCGTTGAGAATATCCTGCGCCCGTATCGAAATCTAGTTACGGCAAGTATCCACCAAGGTGGAATCTTCCCGGGAACTGGTCTTAAGAACGAGCCAGAAAATGGAGTATACAACTGGGCATTAGCTAACGGAGATGGTGACGTAGAATTTCTGGATGCGATGCAAGAGATCGAGCTGCTTGCGGATGATATTCAGCCAGATGTTATTCTTCTAGCTACAGGAGCTGACGCACATCATTCAGATCCATTGTCTGGTCTTAACTTTGATTATCCTGGGTATCGAGCTGCTGCTCGCATCGTTGCGGACATCGCTAACAAGCATGCAAAGGGCAGAGTACTTATTGGAGGAGCCGGTGGTTATCAACCTTTCGACCACACGCCAAAGGTGTGGGCAACAGTAGTATCAGAAATATATTCAGATATTAGCAACGTACCCGTATAACATTTCCTTTTATAAGGTACTATAGTACACATGGCTAAAAGTCTCGCACAAATTATCGCCGACATGTCCGATGAAGAGCGTATTGAAGTTCTAGCAGGTCTAGACCCAGACGCTCTTCAATGGGACTGGGGTTTCTGGGGTCGCCCTGAACAGCAACGTCCTGAAGGCGATGAGTGGAATATCTGGATGTACCTTGCAGGTCGCGGCGCTGGTAAAACTCGTACGGCAGCTGAGTGGGTAAGAGAAGAAGCCAAACATACAAACACCGGTCAACGTCGTTTTGCGTTGGTAGCTCGTACAGCTGCGGACGTACGTGACGTTATCGTTGAAGGTGAATCAGGAATTATTAACGTAACTCCTCCAAGTGAGCGCCCGTTATACGAGCCGTCAAAGAGAAGACTAACTTGGCCTAACGGCAATACGGCAACATGCTTCACAGCTGATGAACCAGATTCTCTCCGTGGTCCTCAGTTCACACACGCCTGGGGAGATGAGGTTGCAGCTTGGCGTCAGACTCCAGATGGAGCTGGGCTTACAGCGTTCGAAAATTTACGTATCGGTACTCGTCTTGGACAAAACCCTAAAATTATGATTACCACAACACCGAAACGCGTGCCGTTGTTGTATGAGCTTCTTCGTGAGGCTGAAGTGCATCCTGGTAAAGTTATAGTTACTAAAGGCTCAACCATGGACAACAGCGGAAACCTTTCTGCAGCTTACATGGACGGAATCCTTGGAGTGTACGAAGGAACTCGTCTAGCTGCACAAGAGCTGTACGGTGAGATGCTTTCAGACGTTGAAGGAGCTCTCTGGACTGTAGAGCTTATTGATAAGACACGTGAGCTTGTTATGCCTCAAGGCGCTCCTCTTCGTTGTATCGGTGTTGACCCATCGGTAGCTGAAAATCCACGAGATGAGTGCGGCATCGTTGTTGTAGCTTCAACAGGAGACAGAGACTTATACAAACGTCAGAGCTGGGTGCTTGAGGATGCTTCAATCTTAGGCTCACCCGATGTCTGGGCAAACAAGGTAGTAGCCATGGCGCGTAAATGGGGTTGCCCTGTTATCGCCGAGGTAAACCAAGGTGGCGCGCTCGTTCGTAACGCCATTAACACAATTGACCCAACTGTAAAGGTACTTGAGGTCCACTCTAAATACGGCAAAGCCCTTCGAGCTGAGCCAATCACGCTAGCTTACGAGCAGAACCGTGTTCACCACATAGGGTACCTAGCGGAGCTAGAGTCCCAGATGACCTCGTGGATTCCAGGCGAAGGCAAATCACCTGACCGCGTTGACGCGTTGGTCCATGCCCTTACGGCTCTACTCATCAAACCACCCGCTGGATTCGTGGGTGGGAAGATTACGGCTAAGTCTCCAGCTGGCCGAAAGATCCCTGGTCTTAGAAACACCTTCCGCGTTAGGTAGTTCTTTTTCCTGATCTTCCTGATATAATTATCCTAACAACGACGAAAGGTACGAAAATGACGAATCCATTCACAGCGGTAATTGACTGGCTAGACGAGAACGGCGACGTTGGCGGGCCTATCGGTGCGTTCATCGGTGTAGGAATCGCTGTTGCCCTATGCTTTATCTTTGGTGCTTAATCCTGATATTCCTGATATAATTAACCTGTACTCCAAACGACGAAAGGACAAGAACATGTCAACAGTAAAAGAGTATCGCCGCAAGGGATTTCAATACCGCCGCGTTTCATTTACCTTAAAGGTAATCGCCGGATTGTGGACTATCGCGATGATCGGTATCTTCGTAACATCACCTACATTGGTAGGGTTCTTTGCGATGGCAACAGGAACTGTAGCCTTCGTTCTTCCAACACTTCTGATTTCTACCGTGTATGACTCACGCGCCGAGGCGCAGTTCAACATGGCGTCTGCCAGTAAGCACACCGCTCTTCTTGGAGTAGTCTCACCAAAAAAATAATTGTACAAATACGGTAGATAGGAATATAGTTCTACCAACGACATTTACGGAGGACAGATGACTGGAACAAACCAGCGAGAACAGATGTATGTGTACGGCGTCTGTTCGTTGTGTGCTGAGTCTAACGTGCTCGTGTACGAGCTAGACGACAACCTTCTCTGTGCAGAGCACTACAGAGATAGAACAAGAACCGTAAAGAGAGTTACGGTATGCGATACCTGTGGAGCTGGAAATGCTGTCAGAGATCCTTCACATCGTAGGAACGAATACCTTTGCTGGTCATGCCATCAAGAAAATGGATTCGTAGTCAATGACTCTGTAATTAAACGAGCTATCGTCTCGCTTGTCAACAACTTTACTCGAGGAACTAAGCTTAAGTGTGAGGCAGCCGGATACGGCAGCGAGTGCGATAACAACATAAAACCACGTGGACCATGGGGTGGTCGTGCACTTTGCAACAACCACGGGAAGATCCCACCAAAGCCTGAAAAGGCAACTAAATCTTGAGCAGTCTTATTTGCTCAAATAAATACATAATCATACAGTGTGATTACGTATCAACGAAAGGAACGCAATGACAACAGCAACGATAACATCAAACCAGGCAGCCGCTCTTTACATGGCAGGAAAGTCTGTAGATGAAGTAGCTACCGAGCTGAGTATTACCTACGGTAAGGCTCGCAAGCTCATCGCGGAAAGCGGTACACCAATCCGCAATACGTCAGATCGTCTAAAGGGTAAAACCCGTAAGGCTAAGTAACCAATGGATAGATTCCTTTTGCGGCTGCAAAGCCTTATCTGGCCAGCTGTTATCTCGGCTGTCCTATCCATCCTAGCGGTACTTACTGCCCTTCTAACCCCTGATAAAGGCACACTTGCCCTTGCCCTTGGGTTATCAGCGGTGGCTTGGGCCTGTCTAGCTCAAACGGTGTAAACGTAGTCCCTCCCCGGTTGGGCCCAGGGAGGGGTTTACTTTCCTTCAAGATAGTGTTATAATTAACCTATCAAAGGAAAGGAGGTGGTAAAAATGCCACTACGCGGACTAGTACACGACAGCCCAATCATTACACTCGTGCAAAAGAGTACTAAGGGATCTAAAATGAGACGTGATGCATCAAGGAATACATTCACCATCTTCTTTGGTCGCCTGATTGTAAAGTTAATCTACGCAATCATCAATTTAGTTAAGAAGATAAAAAACAGATAACAGGCGCCTACGGGTGCCTGTTTCTCTTTAACTATGGTATAGTTAACTACAGGCAAACAGCCTACTACGGAGAGACGAAAGGATACGACTATGTCATCCCTTTTTATCTCCGGCCCTACGCAAGCGGTAGAGGACAAGCGCGAGCTTGAGAAGCGTAGCGGTAGCAAGAAGCTCATTGGAACCTCAATGGGTTGTCCCATCCCCGACCTAAGGAGGCGAACTAGCGTTGCAAAAACTCACACTACGTGGAATAGCAATGTCGACCGTAGCCTATATTACGGCAATAACAATTGGAATCTTCTCGGTATCAATGCTTGCAAGCAATGCCGCGGTGAGTCCAACAGTAGTACCAGAGCACATCGAACAGATCGAGCAGCTTAATCCTTTATTAGCTTTAGAGGATGCAAAGGAACTAACGTCGTACGAGCTCGTAGAGCTACTTGCGGCTGTTGGTTTTCAAGGCAATGCGCTCAAAACAGCATGGGCAGTTGTCATGCGTGAGTCAAGGGGGCATCCCACTTCTCACAACAAGAACGCCAACACCGGCGACAATTCATACGGCCTATTCCAAATCAATATGATAGGCGACCTAGGAGTTAACCGTCTAGCTAAGTTCCAGGACAAGATTGGTATCGCAAAGACTGCGGATCTACTTGACCCTGTAGCAAATGCTAAGGCTGCGTACTACATGACTAACGGTGGCAAGGACTGGGGCTCATGGGGTCTAGGTCCTAACGCCTATGACGGTGATGCGGTTGAGCCTGCTGTAACACGCTGGCTAGCCGATTTCCCTAAGTCATAATCTCAGGATAGGAATATAGTATTCACATGACTGAAGAAATTAACATCGAGCCTATAGGCGACATCGAAGTTGATGCGCCTGTTGAGGTAATTGAAGTAGTAGAGGTAGAGCCTGAACAAGTAATTGTTGAGGAGCCTACACCTGAGCCAACGCCTGAGCCTGTAGTTGTAGAACAACCTAAGGCATCACATCAGGTTAGCCACGCAGTAAGTGGAGAAGACGTCGATGACGTTATACTCGCTAACTGTGTATACAAAAATGTCTATGCACGCAAGTCATTGACAGTACATCATCTGCAACGTCGACTCGTCGAACTTGGTTACAAGGACGCTGACGCTGACAAGGATGGTTGGCTAGGCGACGAGACTGTAGCTTCAATCAAGGACTTCCAGGCTGATAAAGGAATGGATGTCACAGGATCTGTTGACGCTGATACCTTTACAAAGATCTTTGAAGGAGATGTACACGTACGCGTAGTACTATAAGCCTTCTTCACAAGGAAGACCGATACTCATACAGAGTGTCGGTCTTTCTTACTTTCTAAAGAAAAAATAAAAAAATGTTGGAGACGTTTTTGAAAAGGTCTCAAAATACGCATAACCCTTTCTCACCTCCAAGCCATTTTAACCAAAAGGTACTGTTTCTGCTTCGTTTGTACACGTTACTATAAGCGCAGTTTGTACACATTCGTCTCCGAAGATGATATATTTTCGCCATGGCGCATACACCCGATCTCCCAAAGAGCGAGGCAATCTTCTTAGCCTCCCTCTCCAAGGAGCAACTATGGCGCCGTGTCAAAGATCTCAACGATGCAGGCTGGACCCTACAGTCCATAGCCGATGCGTTTGACCCTCCACGTCGTCGTTCAACAATCCGCAGTTGGGTTATCAAGGATACGCCTGAGTGTGATTTCGTCACCGCGACCCCTAACCCACCTCAGCCCAAGGCAAAATCAAGACGCAAGCGTCCAAGGTCTCCAGGTATCCCGCACGACGAGCAGTTGCGCATCGCGCGCCTGTCGCCTCTTGCTCGGCGCTTTCGCGCACGAACAAACCCTTCGTCTACTTCTTTCACCGCAAATCAGGAACTAACAAGTATCGCAGGACTTCTTTACAGTAAAGGTGTTACCGTTTCAGAGTTAGCCCGTGCATCAGGAGTTACCTATCGCGCGATGAAACGCAGAGTAGATAAGGCGCTTACACAATGAAGATCATTCACGATTTCTTCCCCGCAACCATAGTTGCGATTGCGCCGGGAGTACTAGAGGATTTCACGACCGCATCTTCACAGTATTCCCACGTTCCTAGCGGCAACAAGTTTCTAGAGCGCGTCCGCGTTGTGATTCTTCAAAACGACCACGGCGAGCTAATCTTTATGGTCGCAGGAGATCATCACTCAGGACCGCGGCTAATTTTCCGCGAGAAAATTTCTAACCTTAACTGGTCAGGAGATAAAGAAAAAGATTCCCAGGCGCTTATGGAGTCAGGGAAGATTATGGCGTTTCGTAAGACCCAAGGTTGCTCAACCTGCGGCAGCAGACTGCGATCTTGGAGCCCGTATATAACAATGGACTCAGTAAAGGACCCTACCGAATGAACATAGATACATATATGATCGAGCGTATGCCTGTCGCACATATCATTATCCTCTCCCTATTTGTCTACCGACTAACACGGCTCATCGTCTTGGACGAAATCTTGGCTCCGGCCCGTGATTGGATCTGGGATAGAAAGCCTCCGCACTCTTCTCAGATAGGCTATTTCTTTACCTGCCCTTGGTGCGTCTCGTTGTGGGTTGCGCTCCCAGTTGTGTTTTCATACGCTCTATTTCCAAGTATGACTATCCTAGTTGGGTGTATATTTACCCTGTCCGCTATAGCGGGACTTATAACTGCGCGCCTGGATCAATAATGACCAAGCGCTCCGTTAACCAACGACGAGGAGTAACACGTGGGACTATTCTCCAAGGATAGTAAGAAGCCTAACCGGGCTACCACCGGCCCTCGTCGCATCACCGCACAGGCACCTCGTCAAACTCAGCAACAATCAATAGTCTACGAAGGTGTCACCTACGCACAGACAGTTCCTTACTCTGCTCCTCGCGCTCTTACAGCCGCGGCAGTTCAGTTGCAGATTAACGACAAGGGTGAGGTTGAAAGATTTAAGCAACGCCGCACTGGCGGATCCAGTGACTGGCAATCTGAAGCTTGGGAATACTACGACGCCATCGGCGAGATCAAGTATGCCTTTAATCTCGTTGCATCTGTAGTTTCACGTATTCGTTTATACGCGGCTGTAGTTGATAACCCTGCGGAGAGTCCAGTTCCTGCACGTGACAGTAACGTTATTGACTCACGTCTTGCGGCAGCCGCAGAGCGCGCTCTATCGCGTTTAGACTCCGCATACGGCGGACAAGCGGGTCTTCTAAAGGATGCAGCCCTTAATTTATCGGTTACAGGCGAGTGCTATCTTGTTCAATCGCCAGAGCGCAAAGGCTCAGGACTAAAAGAATCCTGGGATATTCGCTCGACAGACGAACTACAACTTGACTCTAAGAACGCGTATGTCATCGTTCCACGTCGCGACATTATCGGAACCTCGTCTGCTCGCTCAGGCGCAGGTGCAGCTAAACTTCCTAACACAGCGTTCGTTGGTCGTATCTGGAGAGCTCACCCTCGTTACTCCGAAGAGGCTGATTCCTCCTTGCGCGGTCTACTTGATCTTTGCTCAGAGCTACTTTTGCTTAACAGAACGTTTCGCGCAACCGCGCGCTCTCGCTTAAACGCAGGAGCTCTCTACTTACCAGACGGTCTATCTGTTGCCGCGTCTCCAGATCCTGATTATCCATATGATGACGAGAACGATCTGAATCCTGGCATGACAGCCGAGGAAGCAGCCGACGAGTTTGAGGATCAACTCATGGATGCGATGACAACTCCTATCCGTGATGAAGACTCCGCATCAGCGGTCGTACCGCTTATTATTCGTGGACCTGCAGAGCTTGGCGACAAAATTAAGCAGTTTAAGTTTGAGCGCTCGTTTGACCCTGCACTTGCACAACGTGCAGATCGCGTCCTCGAGCGTATCCTCCAGGGACTTGATGTTCCTAAGGATATTGTTACCGGCCTTGCAAACGTTAAGTACTCTAACGCGCTACAAATTGACGAAGCCTTATACAAGTCACATATCGAACCGTTGATGCTTCTTATCGCGGACGCTCTTACAGTTGCCTACCTACGCCCTGCGCTCGTTGCAGGAGGGTTTGCGGAAGAAGACGTTCGACGTATTACCGTTTGGTTTGATCCTTCACAGGTTGCCACACGTAATGACAGAGCTGCCGACGCAGACTCAGGCTTTGACAAGATGGCGGTGTCCTACGAGACATGGCGTCGTGCTCACGGTTTTGCAGCTACAGATGCGCCGGATCCAAACGAGCTTGCTATCCGCCTTCTCGTGGAGAAGGGATCTATCTCTCCAGAGCTCACCCAGGCAATGATTGGAGCTATTGCTCCAGAGGTTATGAAGTCTGTTCGCGATTCGCAGCAGGTTGACTCCGTTGCTCCCGTTCCTCAAGAGATTCAACAGATCTTAGATAATGCAACTCCTCCTGCTCCTGCAGAGCCGGCAGAAGAAGAATTACCACCAGCATTACAGGAAGGCATCTAACTAAAATGGAACAACCAAAGGTTAATAAGGCAGATCTTGCTGATGTAGTTGCTAGCGCTGTAGCTCTTTATCTTGAAAGACAAGGTGTAGCTGTACAGTACACAGAAGCAACCTCACCTTATGAAGGCGCGCCTTTAGTTGAGCAGATTATAGATGACCGTGACGGTTGCCCTCTATGCGGTGACGCAGGTTGCGTATGCCCAGGATGCGACGCAGGCATATGTCTATGTGATGATGATTGCATGTGCACCGAATGTCTATCTGCAGACGAGTATGGACAGTACTCATCTCAAGATATGTACTTCTCATTTCAAGAGCAACAAGCTGAAGCTTTAACAGCCGCAGGAATTATCGTTGCCGAGGAGCAAGATCTTGCAGCCGCGCTGTTAGAGATCGCTGAGAAGCACGGAAAATTTAACGAGGACCGCACAGGTATCTGGGCAGGATATACTCCTGCGGCAGAAAACGAGTACAAGGAAATCGGCGTTAAATGTATTAACTGCGTTTTATATGAAGGTCCTGGTGTTTGCAAGATTATCGAGCAGCCAATTGAAGACGATGGCAAGTGTCGTTTTGCAGTTATCCCTGACGGTATCGTTAAGGTTGAAGACAGCCAGATTAACGCTTCCTCACAAGATCCTATTGATCTCCTAGACTCGTTTGACGCTTCTGCGTTTGCAAACAAGAGTCCTTGCTGGGACGGATACAAGCAGGTAGGAATGAAAAAGGGCAAGAGCGGAAAGATGGTTCCTAACTGTGTACCTGTTAACGCGTCCAATGATTCAGAGCTTGCAGTTGATGACGAGACATATGCCTGCCCTGAGGCTACACAGGATATTAAACTTAACTTAAAGAATCGTCAAAATGCAATTGACAACGTTGGCTATGGCCCGTTGAATCCAAGTGAACCTAACGAAGAATTTTGGCAAGAAAAAGCAGACAAGTGGAAAACAACTGCCGAGGAAGCAAGGACAGCAGTTTGTGGCAACTGCGTATTCTTTATTCGTACTCCAAAGATGCTTGATTGCATTTCAACAGGATTAGAGCAAGGTGACTCAAGTGCGGTTGATGCAGACGCAGCTATTGACCAGGCAGAGCTTGGATACTGTGAAGCACTAGACTTTAAGTGCGCCGCATCTCGTACATGCAACGCATGGGCAACCGGCGGACCTATTACGGCAGCAAGCTCACGCAAGGCTCCGAAGAAAGATCGTATCCGCGGCTCAAAGAAAAATAAGCCAGGATCTGCTTCAGGATCTAAGAAGATTGTTTTCTCTGCACGAACAGAGGCTGGTCTTCGCAAGAAGGTAGAAGCGCATAACGAAAAAGCAAAGCCTGGACGTAAGGCAACACTTCCAATGTTAAAGGCTGTCTACCGTAGAGGTTCAGGCGCGTTCTCATCTAGTCATCGACCAGGTATGACTCGTGACGGTTGGGCAATGGCTCGCGTTAACGCATTCCTTAAGCTTCTAAAGTCTGGCTCACCTGCGAACCCAAATTACAAGCAGGACAATGATCTTTTACCTAAGGCGCATCCTCGTTCTTCTCGTGCAGAGGCATCAATAATGCAACATGAACTTTTATCTATCGCTCTTAGATCCGCAGACGAGTACGGCTCACCAGAGCATGCTATTCACGCGATGGCCGAGTATTCATCATTAGGATATGAGGCAATCCCTGCGCTACGTGGTGCATGGCTACGCGGTGTAAGAGACGGGGATATCCCGTTTGAGCGAGCATATACACTAGCGACAAAACTTTATGAATCTAAGGATGCAGATTTACTTCCAAAGAAGCGTAGAGGAGCTGAGTAATGAATACACCTCTAAACGATAAGATCGAGCGTACACTAAAGCGTAAGGCTGCACGTAAGAAGAATGACAGCAACTACATGCCTGTCCTTTCTCTTCATCAGCAAGTTCTTGCACTTGTCAAGGAAGCAAACTCTAAGGTTCCTCAGGAGCGTCACGTAACTCCACGCGCTGCGCTTATCGTAATGAGTCGTTCTCTTGCAACGCTATCAACACTTGACAGTGACGCTAAGGATTTTGCAGTTCTCAAGGACGTATCACGCTTCCTCAATGTTGCAACAAAGACATTTACAGCTAGCCAAACACATAACACAGATTTACTAGTTGCAGGTCACCCGCTATCCACCCTTAACGCCTCATTGACAGGTGAAGAGTTTCTTAAGAAGAACGCGCGATGGATTGCAGCCGATCCTTCTATCGACGAGTCAATTCGCCCTCTAGTTGCATCTGCACATTCAGCAACTCCAGGTTCTGTTGAGCGTGAACACGCGTTTGCACGACTCAACGCAAACAAGACTCTTCTTGCCTCGTACTTTAAGATTGATAACCTTTCACCTATCATTGCCGCGTTTGGCAGCGGTAACTCTTCTGCAGCCCGTCGTGCACGTGTTGCCCTACAGTGGCGTGACCGTAAAGGCCGCTGGGTTGAAATGGGACGCGGTGCAGACTTTAACTTCCGTATGCCTGATGGCTCTGTTGCTAGAGCCTCTGGCGTCTATGTCGGTGTTAGACCTCAGCGAGCTGGAGAAAACTTTACCGCGGGTCTTATTCAAGTTTCAGGAGATAAAAACTTACCAGACGGTATCTACGCTGTTAGAGCTGGAGACGTTGAAACGTACGCAGCGCGTCTTACTCCTGCACAGCTTGAAAAAGCCGGAGTCTCAAGTGAGATAAAAGTTGACCAAAATCAAGTTAATATTCCTACAAGAGATAACCTTGTTGCCGAGCGTCTAGACGCGCCAACAGGCTGGACAAAGGTAGACGATAATACATTTACGTCAGATGATAACTACACCGCTAAGGTAACTGGCGGCGAGTATACTCTCTATCGTCAAAATGAAGATGGCTCACTTGCAGACAAGGTTGGCGACGCAGGTAACTGGGCCGATGTTAATGATCTAGCTAACGGAGATCAAGAAGCATATGATGCAGTTAAGGGTCAAGACTCTTCTGCGCAACAAAAGCAGATTAAAGCTCGCCTAGACGCTAGAACAGTTAATAACGCAGAGTTTGACAGACTTGAAGAGCTTGTTAAGAGCGGTGTAGATCAAAACGGAAATACTGTTCCTCCCGGATGGGTAGGTACTGTTAAGCCAGGCAGGGCAGCCGATGTGCAGCGCAGAGATATTGGCGCAGACATTGTATATGCTGAAGAAGGACTTCCTTCTGTTAAGTATAAGAAAATAATTGCAGATGATAACGGAAACCCTGTCTTTGCTGAAGCAGAGTTCTATCGTGACGGAACGTTCGCAGCCTTTGATAAGAAGTACGACTCATGGGCTGAAGCCGATGCAGACATCCCACGCTGGATTAAGGCAGAAGAAGATAAGCGCGGCCGTAAGCTAGACGCTATTGCTGCTCTTCCATTTGACAGCGCTCCAGCGCAACAAGACGCTAGAGCAAGCTTCTTTGACGAAGACGGAAACAGAATTAAAAACAGCGAGATCTTTGATTTTTCAGATGACGAAAACGCTTTAGAATTTCCTACTATATTTGATCCTAACAAGCCTCTAGAAGAAGCAGACGATTTTGTGGGTGTTGACCCAGCGAGACTTGCAAAGCTTGCTGAAGAGATAGCGGGATTTGAAGAAAAATGGGCAGAGATTAATAGAAAGAATGCGCTCAAAAACAGAGTAAAGAAAAAGAAAGGTCCTTTTGAGAACCTTAAAAAGCTCGAAGAGCTAGAAGGCATTCAGATGCTTAAGGTCAAGGGCGCTGACGGTGTAGAGATTGAATCTCCTGTAGCCGAGTTCTCAGATCGCCCTATGGTATTAGTAAACGTCAACGGCGTGCGTATTCCTTTCTACATCAGCACTGGCATGGGTGGCAAGAAAGACGTTCCTGTTGGAGAATGGTATCCAATTTTTGGAATAAAAGACGGTTGGTTTAACAAGGGCCAGCAAGATGAGATTAACGACTACTATGGCAGCCCAGAGCTTAGGGAAGTAGCGCAGTGGCTCAACAAAAATATGGGTGACATTCGCGCTGAAAACATCCCGCAGATTATAGAGACAGACGAGAAAGAGTTCGCTGAGCAGCAGCTAAACCGAGATGTTTCTCCGGTAGCATACGGCTATAACCCATTTCTAAATATCAGAGATGCTGTCGCAAGAATTAGCGGTGATAAAGAGCGTATAGCAGAAGTAGAAGAAATGAAGGCGAACAAGAAAGATGATAGTGATGATGGGCTCGAGCAAGTTAGAAGAATAGAAGCAAAAATTAAAGCTCAAGCAAAAGACATCTATGACCGTCGTATGGCAGGTGATTCTCTAGACAAGGTTGCAAAGGATCTAAAACTTACTCGTGAAGAAGTTCGCCGCATAGAATCAAAGTACGCTCGTGAAAATTCAGTTGCAGAAGAATTTAAGGGCTCCGTGCAACAGCAGATCGTTATGCTACAAGAAAGTGACAATGCAGACGCAAGAATTGAAGGCACTTTAGATAACGGCATTAAGTACGATATCTACAAAAAAGATGCTCCAGTCAGATATCGTGGTGAATCAGAGGTACTTCCTGGTGTTGTCCACGTAGAACTTAGTGGAAGAACTTTTGACTCTAGACAAGCTATAAAGGATGAGGGTTTTAAGTGGGACGCAGACGCAAAGGTATGGCGCAAGTTATATTATGGTCTTGGTTCGTTCGAGACTACAAGTCCTTCGAGTATTCAAGGTGTGCTTGAAACATTAAATGGCGGAAATAAGCTGCCAGGTAAAGAAGCGATACTCCCAACTGCAGAAGTAATGCGTCAACAGCTTAACGAGAACCCTACATGGACTCCAGAGATTCTTGCTCGAAGAAACGGCGTATCTGTAGAAGAAATCAATGACATACTTGGCACCGTTCCACCTGCAGGTGACGGCTCTGGTCCAGGTGAGCCACCATCAGGTGGTGGCAGCGAAAGTACTCCAGGCGGAGAATTTGCAGACTATGTTATTGATCTTGCAGAAGACAATGCCGATCTAGGTAAAGATCTTGAGCAACTTCTCGAGGAAGACGCTGCTGATGCTGGATCCGAATTTATGAACCAGATCTATGAAGATGCTTCAAGACGTTACGAGCTATCACAGGACATCATAGACAACAAGCCAGACAATATGTCTGACGAGCAGTTCATTGATGATGCAGTCGCTAAGATGCGTGAACAACTTTCAGACATTGTAGATGCAGCCATAGAGGAACGTCGTGATCTAGAAGACAATCCAACTTTAGAAGTTGACTTTAATAAAGAAGCTTTTGTAGATGCTGGTGCAGATAAGTTTAGAGAACTTTTGCAGGAAGAGATTGACGGTATCGAGCCAAGCGGTGACGGCTCAGACGAGCCACCAACTCCTCCATCAGGCGGAGGTTCAAACACTCCTGGATCAGGTTTTTCAGACTACGTTATTGATCTTGCATCTGGAAATAGATCCCCAGATAAAGATCTACAAGAACGCTTAGACGAAGATGTAGAAGAGCTTGCTGTAGACTTCATTGAGAACATCTATGAAGATGCCGGTGACGAGTATGATCTGTCACAGGACATTAAGGACAATAAGCCAGAAGGCATGTCAGATAAGGAATTTATTGACGACGCCGCTGCGCAGATGCGTGAAAACTTGGAAGCAATCGTCGATAGGGCGATTGAAGATCGTAATGATTTTGTTGAGAGTGGCGACGCAGAGCCTGTTGACTTTGATAAAGAAACTTTCATAAATACTGCTATCGAAAGATATAAAGAGCTCGTACAAGAAGAGTTAGACGGTATAAGAGAAGATGAAGGTGATGACGATGACGGCTCAGACGAGCCACCAACTCCTCCATCAGGCGGAACTCCTCCAAAGACGCCTAGCCCGAACGTACCTTCAGCTCCAGGCTTATTTAACGGATTCAATGTCCCAGATGGCGCGTTTAAGCTTAATGCAGTAGACTACACTCCAGAAGGTCGCATCGATGAGACAAGCACGGACTTTACAGATGACCCACAAAAGCTAGCAACTAAGTTCACTCCACAGGATCTTGTTCAAGCTCTATCTCAGGCGTTGCTCGGCAACTCTTCAGATGCGGCGCTTGCAGAGATTCTTAACGCAAACGTAGACGATGACAACGACATCGTTGATCCTGCAGAGATTCAAGACAGTGTAAATATTCCACAGGTAAACTTAGGAGTTCCTTCTGGTGCAGGGCAGCTTGAGTTTAACGCTGGCGCAGAGTTTGTACCTGCCGAAGCATTGTTTAACGCAATATGGGAAGCTGGACTAGATCCTAATCGTGTAGTTGCGAATATATATGACTCTGTGAACGGCAACAACGATAACCTTAATAAGCTTATTGATGCACAAGGTGGAGTCCCTTCTCAAGAAGAAGCACAGCTTGTAGATGACATCGTTCAGGAGATTCGTCAACTTAAGGACGCATCTGAACCTGGAGATTCTCCGGTTGCAAATGAGAAGCAAACACCTTCACCGGATCCTCTACCTGGCGCACTTATTGAAAATATCCCCATTGACTTTGAGAACCCTGACTACTACATACCTAACTCAGAAGCATACATACCTTCTCAGCCGGATGTCGATGAGAACGGGTATACAGACAACCCAGAGATTCTCTCTGCAGACTACGAGGTTGCAGATCTCATCGAGCAGATGCTTTCTGGTATCACCGACGGATCAGGTGTAGCTCTTCTAGCATTTGACAACGTAACAGTTGAAGTTCCAGTCGAGGCAATGCGTGATGCTATTCAATACCAGGGCATTAACACCAACCAGATTCTTCTAGATCTTAAAAAAGAATCAAATGATATGAGCGAGCCAGATTCCGAAGCACCAAGTCTTCAATCACATTCACAGATGATTAAGGATCTTGTAGAGCAGACTGGGAATACAGTTGACGACGACACGGCTGACAAGATTCGCGACGCTATAGATGAACAAGGACTTCTTGATTGGTCCGAGGCAGATGACGCAGAGATCATCGAGGCAATCACTGAAGTTGCTGGTCCTGGACTATTCGGCCAAGCAGCACCACAACCAGAGGCACCGGTAAGCCCAACGTCTTCTACAGAAGTTGCTATTGACTCTCCAGAAGTTGAAACTCCGCAGTTTAACTATCCAGGTCCTCGTGAAGCAGGCTACACTCCTAATAACGTAGTTCTCGACTCTAACGATGTTCCAGTAGGTGCAGGCGCTCGCGTGCAAGCATTAGGCGACGGGCGCGCAGGAACTATTTTAGCAGTGCAAAATATTGACACAAGATCAGGTCGTGATGCAGACTACGTTCGTATACGCTTTGATGACGGTAAAGTTGCAGTTCGCTCTGCGCGACAAGTTTTAGGGATTGATGGCGGTGCTCCAGTAGCTGAAGGAGAAGGACCAGGACAGCTACCTCCAGCTCGACGTAATCCAGTTATACAAGATCCTGCACAACGTTTCAACGAGCCAGCAGCTTCTGGTACTCCAGTTATCGCAGGAGACGGTAATATTCCTGGAGTTCAGCTAGCGGATACTCCAGACGATATTAAACAGTTTGTTAACCCTAACGCTAAGCAGGCAGATTTTGCTATATGGGGACTACGCGCCCCCGAGATCGCGCGAGCTGGTCGTGAGAGAGCAGACATTAACAAGATAGTAGAGCTTGTTGAACTAGATGCAGCAGCTGATCTTATAGAAAGCGATTCATCTGTTTCCAGCGAAGAACGCGACAAGGCTAGAACCGAGCGAGCAGCGTACAAAATACAGATTGAAAAGCTCATTAGAGATACTTTTGGAATTAGACCTGGTGTAAAGTTTGGTAAAAATAATTATACTATCGGAACCGATGCTAGAATCAGTTACAACAAGTATAGATCAGGAGAGCTAGAGCTTTCTATAGGATTTAGAATTATGAATGAGCAAGGCTTTGATATTGGAGAAGGCAGCCGCACTCTTACAACTTCAACTGTACAAAATCCTGATGGAACTTCTACCACTAAGTGGACTGCAACAAACAACTTACTTAAGATTCCAAACACAAGAGATAAGAAGTCTGGGTTTGTTAATGCGTACAACAGATACATGGAAGATTGGTACATAGCTAATGGATTCGACAGAGTAAAAGTATATGCCGCAGGTAATGGAGCTGAATGGCAAGGCGGAATTGTCTGGGCACTAAACGGATTTAACTGGCAAGCCTCGCAGGCGAGTGATGTTCCTGCAGTTCTTCGCCGTATGGCAAACAGACCAGGTGTTACAGATGAAGAAAAACAGATTATTAAAAGAATGCAAGATCGCATTACAAGAGATAATCCAACTGGAAACTACACTCCAGACACCGTGCCTACTCCGCTAGAGCTAGCACTTATCGGTTGGTACCCTGGAGCAAAAGACTGGTTCGGCTCTAAATACATGAGTAAGATGAGTTGGTATGGGCAGAAACGTCTTAGTCCAGACGTTATTGAACAGCGTCAAGCTATCAACTATGATCAGTCACGAGACGCTCGTAAGCGTATAAAGGATAAGCTAAATCAACCCGGTGTCAGCCGCGAGCTTGTTCTTAAGTTTAATAGTAACGAGTTTGCAGATGCAAACCCAGAGCTTGCTCCGTATATTAACTATATACGGGATGTACTAAGAAGCAATCGCTCTCTTGCAGTTCTTTCTCCAGCGGCTAAAACAGCGCTTAATCGCTATACCGCCGGACAGCTTCTTAAAGGTGAAGGGCGAGACGTCTCGCTTCAGGATATCTTTAAGTTGCGTGTAGCTCTTGACGCAGAGTTTAAGGCTGATAACCCATTTGCAGCTTCAAAAGACTTTGGAGTAGGTGATCAACTTCTTGATGTGCCAATTGACGATATTAGCAGAAATAATGTTCCGGGCTTTACGATTAAAAGACTTGGCATGTACGAATCAGGAATCAACGACACGTACGTTGTAACTCACAATGATTCAGGCCAAGTATTCTATGTAAAGAAAGATTCATACGCGGCTCAGTATCAAATCGATGGCGCAGGAGCCGAGGTGCAGGCAGATGCCATGCTTCGTGCTTCAGGAGTCACTGGGTACGAAGCGCGAGTTAGCAACGTTGACCCAGAAATCATTGTCATGCAGCGCGCAGGAGCTGGAATCCCACTTCTTGGTGACCCTATGACTGCCACTAACGCTATAGGAAACAAGCTATCTATCAATCTACCAGACGGCACGACCGTCAAGGTAGACGCTATGAACTTTATGGATCTTCTTCATACACCTGAAGACGCAGTCCGTGTAATACTTGTAGATCTTATCATCAGCAATATGGATCGCCATAATGGAAACCTACTACTTGCTGTCGATGGCACGGACACAGGTAAGATTCGCATCTTGCCTATCGATCACGCCCTATCATCTTTTAGTCCTGACACTGAAGGAATGCAGTTTACAGTAGAAGAACTATTTGATAACCGTGGTGATAATCTATACGGAATGGCGATGCCTGTTCTAACTGAACGTCTAAAGCAAGAAGAAATTCTTGATCTGTTTAGAAATGAAGCTCGCAAGATGATGATGCAGCTAGACGATCCTGCAAATCTTCCTACAGGAAAAGAACTTGACCTTATCGTTAAGAACTTTGGAAGCCTTGATGCGTACCGCACAAAAATTCAAGAACGTATTGATTCTCTTCTCACCCCTGGAAGTGAAGGACATCAAGCGTTCTTAAGTGCACTCGATCCTAACTACTGGTCAAGATAATAGGAGAAATACGAAATGATAAAAGTAATCCGCGCCTTTGACATGACTGATAACTCCCATGCGTTTTCTGTAGTAGCTACCGACAAAGGTTTTAAGTACATTTTTCCAAGCACAGAAGGTACAATCTTTGACCCGGGCAAGAGAGTTCAGCTTCTACTAGACACTGTTAAGCAAGATCGTAAGTCGTACACGATTGACGACTACCTAGGTCTTGCCCAGTTTAATCTTAGTAACTACTACTTCTCCGAGCCGTTTGAGGAGCCTAGCGAGAAGCTTGCTATGAAGAGCGAAAAGCTTAAGATGGAAAAAGATAAAGAAGTCAGTAAAATAGCAGAAGAGTCAAAGAAGTCTTTTGGCGTGGCTCTTAGATCTGTAGATATCGAGCAGGTTCTTTTAGACTTTCCTGAACTTCTTGAACAGCTTTCTTCAGAAGACGAAGACTTTGAGATAACAGCGCCTGGAATGGTAGAGCTAGTATTTGCAGCTTTAGGCTCGGTTGATCCTAATGGACCTAACGCATGGCTGTTAGATTACATGGATGGCCAGACTGCTGAAGGTGTAGTTGGCGACCTAGTTTTTGATCCTCAGCCGAACGATGAGACAGGGAAGAAGTAAAATGGATATCGTAGGAAAAAATGGCTCACGCGTTTTGTTCTCAAACGAGAACAGCGGAGTCATCATCGATGTTGATGACAATACGGTAGTAGACTCCGGATCTCTTTCAGCGCTTATTGCTTCTGCTAAATGGCATAACGGCAGCATCGAGTTTGATGAGTCAACCGCAGAGCTTGCGCAGGCTGCGTTGACAACACTAGACGTAAGCATTGTTTCATCCGCTGGTCGTATGTATACCATTCCTAAAGGCGCCCAGGAGGAAGCTAAGCGTGGTTTAGAGTGGCGTAAAGAACACAACAGAGGTGGAACACCTGTAGGTGTCAACTCTGCACGTACACTTGCGAAGGGTGGCCAAATTGGAATTGAAAAAGTTCGCCATATTGCTAAGTATTTTCCTCGTCATGAGATTGATAAGAAGGCGGCGGGCTACCAGCCAGGTGAGAAGGGCTTTCCTTCTCGCGGGCGTATTGCGTGGGCTCTCTGGGGCGGCGACGCGGGATGGAAATGGGCGCAGGCTATCGTCGAGCGCGAAAACAAAAAAGCATTAAGAGCTGATGGATACACAGATCGCGGCTATGAGGAAGATCAATACACCTACGCCACAGACATTAGCTATGACGCAGACGTTGATGCGTTTAAGTTAGCGGCAGCCACGGATAATGGAGCAGTTGAATTTCTTGCCCGTATGCGTATGGACGGCTCAGGAATTGACCGTCTCTACAAGGTAGACGAAGCATATAACATTTCAGTGTGGGATGCTGGATTCTGGCACTCTATGCCGGAGACAAACTCTGACTTTGCAAGCTACGACCTAGCACTTGACAACCCAGATGATACGGTTGAAAAAACCCACGTTGAGATCGACGCAGAGTCTGCGCTCTTTATCTCTGCTTGCCTACAGGAAAACCCAGGGCACTACGTCTCGTTGTTTGATATTAACTACGATGAGGCAGACATGATTCTGAAGGCTGCGTCTGAGCTTGACTATACATTTATCGACAGAGTTGTTACCGCCGCGGCAGAAACTCCAGTTCCAGGAGATGGAAACTACACTCCTGAAGAACGAGCACAAAATGCAGATAAGCAAGTACGTGATAAGACAGGTAAGTTTTCAAAAGTTGGCTCACGTGTAGTTATCGGTGGAGACACTGAAAAAGGCACAGGAAACATTATTGCCCTTGATCCGGCAAAACAAAGCGTACGTGTTCGTCTTGATTCTGGTAGCGTCGTCGATGTTCCAGCTAACGCAACAGAGTCAGAGGCTACCGCCTCACCTACGTCCTCAACGCAGGCACCGATTGAATTTGAAGGACTAGATACATCAGGAATTCTTGGCGAGCCAAGAGTTCCTATTGACCGTCCTAACGCAAGAATACCTGGAACTCTTCCAGCACTATCACCTGAAGATCTTGGAAAGATGATGGGAGACTGGCCTGCCTGGGTTAAGTCACAGCGAGATGCCTTTAACCCAGCAAAGGTTTCTACTCCTGACGCGCCTAAGCCTATAAAAACAATTACAGGAAAAGATCAAATTCCTAATATTGAAAAGCCAGCGTACCTAACTGAGCTTGAAGAGCTAACTGGAGCTAAATTAGAGTTTGATCCGTACAAGCACCCATTACTAGAGCCATTCTTAAATAAGAAGGTTCAAGGGTCTGATGGTAAGTACTACTACCCAAACAAGTCCTACTACCAGCCAATTATTCGCGGTAGCGCGGAAAAAGCTGGCAAGTCTAAGGAAGTAACACCTGCTACTAGCGATGTTCAACCTTTGTTCTTTGCTATTGTCTCTCAAGACGACCCTGGCGCGGTTCTAGAGCTTGTATCTCTTGTGCCTGCAAGTTCAACTTCAACAGATCCCATGACGTACATCCGCAAGGATAATAAGTGGATGCGCGAAGAAGCTATCCTAGCAGATCTTAACTCTCCAACTCCTCCTCCGGTAGTTCCACTAGACGGCGAGTCATTGAAGAGTGTCATCGAGCAGGTTGACGGTATCGTTCCTGTAGTATCTTCTGCCTACAGCGACTCTGACATCATTACAGTTCTATGGGGCGCTAACGGAAACGTCATGGTGATGACTGCTGCAGGTGGCGCAGACAGAAACCGTGGAAACGCAGAAACCCTACGTCGCTATTGGACAGTAGGCAAGGGCGCACTAAAGATTCGCTGGAACACACCTGGCGATTGGACACGTTGCTACCGAAACCTAAAGAAGTATATGGGTCCACGAGCTAAGGGATATTGTTCCCTACGTCATCACGAAGTAACAGGTATGTGGCCTGGAGATAAAAATAACCCGGGAATGAAAAAAGGAGCGTTTGCTATCGACGGTATTAACTCATATGAAGACGTGCTAGCTGCGTCTATACTTTCTGCCAAGGCTGCAGATGCACGCTTACGTGTCATTACGGCTGGTGCGGAAATAGAGATGTCCGACGGAGCAGCGTTTAGCATTCCTCTTGTTATCCCTGAAGATCTTGAATCAGGAGACGGTCGTAAATTCAAGAAGGGTGCGATTGAAATTCGTGAGCTACCACTTCCTTTGATGTGGCAGATTAAATCAGACGAAGGTCATAACGGCTCGGTAGTAGTAGGCCGCATTGACTTTATGGAACGCACTGAAAACGGTATTGGAAACGCTACCGGAGTCTTTGACTCTGGCGCCTACGGGCAGGAAGCTGAGCGCCTAGTGCGCGAAGGCTTTATCCGTGGTGTTTCCGCTGACTTGGATCAATTCGAGGCAAGCCAGCACACAGTTGAATTATCTGAAGATGAAGATGCTGGTAAAATTGGAACGGACAAGCTCATGATTACTCATGCGCGTGTTATGGCGGTAACTCTAGTGCCTAAACCGGCATTTCAAGAGTGCCAAATCTACCTTGTCAATAACGACAAGAAACAGGAGGACATCGTGGTTATTCCAGACGGAGTATACGCAGATGAAATGGATCCAGTAGAAGCGTCAGCTATCGTTGCATGTGGACTAGTTGCTGGGTCTATACCAGTCACGCCTCCGCGCTCATGGTTTGACAATCCTCAGCTACGTCAGGCAACACCTTTGACGGTAGATGAAGACGGCCGAGTATTTGGACACATCGCCGCATGGCATGTTGACCACATCGGAATGTCCTTTGGAACCCGTCCACCGCGCTCAAAGAGCAAGTACGCCTACTTCCACACAGGAGTTGTTCGTACAGATGACAATACAGATGTTCCTGTAGGTCAATTAACATTAGCAGGAGGCCATGCCTCACTAGAAGCATCAGCGTCTGAGGCTGCTCGTCACTACGACGATACAGGCTCAGCAATCGCAGATGTTCACGCTGGAGAAGATGCCTTCGGTATCTGGGTCTCCGGTGCTCTTCGCCCAGGCACATCTCCAGAGCAGGTTCGCGCGCTTCGTGCGTCTGCACCTTCCGGTGACTGGCGTCCAATCAAGGGACAACTTGAGCTCGTTGCCGTATGTCAGGTAAACGTTCCAGGGTTCCCTATCGCACGGGCTCGTGTAGCCTCAGGTGCGGTTATGGCATTAGTTGCTGCAGGTGCCCAGGTACTTGCACGTATGAAGTCAGATCCAGTCACAGAATTAAGCTCTAGAATTGAAAAACTTGAGCAGTTAGAAAATGCACAACTTTCTGCAAAAGCGGATATCGCAAAGGCAAAGTTTAATGCAGTCCGTGACGAAAAGGAAGCTCAGCTTTCGATTAAGGCAGCTGAAGCCTATGCCCGTATCTACGGCGCGCCTAAGTACGATGACAACTTCGGGTACATCTCTCGTGAGAAGCGTCAAAAGCTAGCCAAGGAAGGCAAGGCTCTTCCAGATGGTTCTTACCCAATTACAAACCTTGATTCCTTAAAAGATTCAATCCAAGCGTACGGTCGTTCTAAGCCTGGCAAGCGAGCAGCCGTTCGCCGCCACATTAAAAAGATGGCTCGTAAGTTTGATCGCCCAGATCTCATCCCAGAAAACTGGAAATCACTCTCGATGGTAGACGAAGAGGTTAATGATATTCGTTCACGTCTGGCAGAGCTTTCAGCTGCCCTAGGTGATGATATGGGAAAAACATTAGCGGTTGAGGCTCAAGAGCAGGGTAAATACACACCTGACACTCAACCGCGCGATGAAAAAGGCAAGTTTCGTCTAGTTCTAGCGCGTATCAAGCAGGATCTTGGCGACGCAGGATTACAGGATGTAGTACAAAAGGTATCTGAGGCAGAGCAGCTCAACGAGGTTGGTAACTATCAAGACGCAGCTAAGGCTGCCAACGATGTTATCGGTATCGTAGACAGACTAGATGCCGGAGCCTTAAACCCACAGGCAATAGAAAATGTTCGCTCCTCGGCAAAAGCCCTAGGTGAGGTTATTGCTAACCTTCCCCTACCGTTTGGGAGTGATACGGAGAAGGTTCGCTACAGCGATCTTCCTCCAGCTTTAAAAAATCTTATGGACGATATGCTGTCACGAGTGACAGACAAGATCGGTGCAAAAGACGCTGAAGAGGCAACCGTGGGCTTACGGTCCTTTATGTCGGGTGGAGACTACTATACTCAACAGGAGATTTCCTCTGAGTTAAGTAAACTTCTTCGACTATTAACCTAGAAAATATAATGTATTATTCAATCTAGGTGGAGTGCCTTAATGCGCCGCATTAAGTCCCTCGGCCTTGACTGATTAGCGAGATGAACTAACTAATCTTGTTCATCATGACTGGCCCAGAGGAGGGACAGTGGACCAAATTAAACAAATGCTTGACACCCTGACTGAGCTCAACGAGGAACAACTCGGAGATCTACAGACAGCCATCGTCAATGAGTTTGAAACGGTTGAGAAGGAAGATCCTACTCCTCAGACAGTAGACGCCATGACATCACTAGCCGATATGCTTGACACCGTTCGCGGTGAAATCAAGGGTCGCGCAGCTGCAGCTGAAGAGCTTGCAGCACGTGCTGCGGAAGCAGCAATGCGTGTTAAAGGCCAAGAAGATGCTCCTGCAGAAGATGCTCCAGAAGGCGATAAGCCTGCTGAAGAAGCTCCTGCTGAAACTGAAGAGAAGCCTGAAGAGGCTCCTGAAGAAGAGAAAAAGGAAATGCCTATGGCAGCGTCAACATCTGTGGAAACAGGATCTGAGCTTTCAACCTCAGTAGAACCAACAGAAACAACAGAGACAACAGAGCCTGTAGCTGAACTTTCAGCTCCAGAAGAAGTTGTTGCAACTGAGATCGAACCAGCAGCTGAAGCTGCTGTAGAGGTCGAAGCTGCTGCAGAAGCAACAGTCGAGGCAACTCCACAAGCTGAGCTTTCAGTAGTAGAAGAAGTACTAACAGAATCGACCGAACCTGAAGTTGTCGCAGAAGCATCTGCTGAAGAAGCAGTTGTAGCGTCAGTTGAAGAAGAGGTACCATCAACAGAACCAGAAACAATCGAAGCGCCAATCGCGCAGGAAGATCAGGAGGCACCAGTGACCGCCGCCGCAAACAACGAGTTGGACGCTTTAATCGAAGCTCCAGCTGATCGCCGACCTGTTGCTCAGGTATCAGCTGCTGCAGTGGCAATCACTGCTGGCGCTGACATTCCTGGCTACACAGCTGGCAGCACAATTAACGACATGAGTGGAGTTGCCGAAGCAATGGCAAAGCGTATCCACACACTACGTCGTGTAAATGGTGGAGATGGAGAGCAGCACATTGTTGCTTCTGTCACCACAAAGTTCCCAGAAGAGCGCACCCTTACACAGGATGCAGAAGCTAACTGGAACAAGATCCAGTCAGTAGTCGGACCAGAAGCACTTGTTGCATCTGGCGGACACCAGGCTCCATTCGAAGTTAAGTACGACATCTTCGGTCTTGGCACAGCAGTACGCCCAGTCCGCGATTGCCTACCTCGCTTCCAAGCAGATCGTGGCGGTATCCGCTACATCGTTCCACCAGTTCTAGCAGACTACGGCTCAGCCGTGGGTATCTGGACTGCTGCAAACGATTCAGCAGAAACACCATCACCATCAGCTAAGCTAAGCTTGACTGTAGCAGCAGCATCTGAGACAACAGTCTCAACAGACGCTGTAACACTACAGCTACAGTTTGGTAACCTTCTAACACGTGCATATCCTGAATTGATTGCTCGTCACAACGAGCTTGGTCTCATCCAGCATGCACGCGAGGCTGAAGGCAACCTCCTAACAAAGATCGGCGCAGCATCAACAGCTGTTACATCAACATCTGTTGTTGGTCTTGCTCGTGACTTCCTAGTCCAGCTTGGCCGCGCTGCAACAGCATACCGTGCACGTCACCGCCTAGATGCAGATGCGCCACTTCGCGTTATCATGCCAGCGTGGATCAAGGACGCAATGGCTGCTGACCTCACTCTATCAATGCCTGGAGACCAAACTCTCAATGCATATGCAGAGATCGAAGGCTACATCGCAGCACGTGGCATCAACGTATGCTACTCACTAGACACTGCAGGTGGAGCTTCACACTTCGCTGCACAGAGTTCTGGCGCGATGACCGAGTTCCCAGATACATTCGTATGGTACATGTTCGCTGAAGGTTCATTCTTGTTCCTTGACGGCGGCACAATGGATCTCGGAATTATCCGTGACTCAACACTCGTTGGCACAAACGACTACAAGATGTTCGTTGAAACCTTCGAGAACGTTGCAAAGGTTGGCGTCGAGTCAATTCAAGTGACATCAACAATCAACGTAAACGGTGTAGCTTCTGCTCTACGCGACCTACTTGGTGGCGCTGCAGCGGCAACAGTCGAATACTAAAATTCGATAAGTCGTGGAGGGAGCGCTCAGCAATGGGCGCTCCCGATACGAAGAACAACATAGCTAAAACCAACTTTTAAGTTAGGAAGTACATTCAAGATGGCCTTTACGGGAGTATTTGAAGCACCTGAGATTGTGGGTGCTAATTTTGGTCTACTTGGCTGTGTTAAACCTCAGACTAATTTAGACGAAGATCAATGGGTACGCGGCTTTTCACAGTACTGGGACAGCGGAGTATATTCCGCTAAAAACTGGGATGATACAGACACAACTTCATCTACAATTGTAAGCAACGCAACACCTGCTCGTTATCTAGAAGTTAAACCATTTTTTGTTGAGGTTGAGGACTATCGCTCAACTCTAGGTCTACTTGGTATAGACCATATTGAAAGACTTAAGCGTCAGTTAGAGTGTATTACACAAAAAGCTCTTGAAAAGGAGCTATGGGACGGTGCAGTTCGCATTGGCGCTAGCCATGCAAATCGAGCACTAGTAGATCCTGCTGCTACAATACTTAACTCAGGTACAGCATTATCCGCTCGTCGCGCACTAGCGCTTCTTGAGCAGACAATTGGAGAATCTTCAGCGTGCGGAATCCAAGGAGTCATTCACATGACACGCGACGTTGCGGCGCTTGTTGCAAGCTCTAATCTAGTCTACCCTTCAACTGGCAGCACTGACACCTTCCTTAGAACTGTTGGTGGCACTCCTATCGTGATTGGTTCTGGCTACTCAGGAGCAGGCCCAACCGACGCGGCCGGAGACTCAGAAACACCTACCGCGACAAACAAATGGATGTACGCGACAGGAGACGTCAGGGTTATTCTTGGCGATATTGACGTTGTTAACGATAACCTAGCCCAGGGCTACGACGTATCAGGCAACGCGAACAACATGCTTCTTAAGGCAATCCGCCCGGCAGCAGTATACTTTGACTCGTCTGTTCACGCAGCAGTCAGGATCGATCTAACCGCGTAAAATATACGTATTAGCAGACAGTTATACATCAAAAATAAGGAGAAAAACAAACAATGGCAACTCAAGAATACGCCGCCAGTATTCAGGGCGTCTCAATTCGAGTAACTCGACTTGACGCGTCTGGCACACTCCTGAATCAACCTGGCGACAGCTACACAACATCTGCATTCATGCGTCTCTCATTCACACCTGAATACGAAGAGGGCGATGAAATTACAGAAAAAGGCGCTAACGGCGCTGTCTGCGTTACATACAAGTCTCCAGATACACTAAAGCGTATCACAATGGAACTTGCAATCTGCGAGCCAGATCCAGAATTAACACAGCTTATCTCAGGCGGTCTATTACTTCGTAAGAACCTTGGCACATTTGCTTCACCAGATCGTAAATCTATCGGTTGGTCTTCTCCTGCAACAGGTGATGATCCTGCAGGTAACGGTGTTGCTATCGAGTGCTGGTCACATGCAATCATCGACGGAAAGAAGGCAGCATCGCTTCCTTACTTCCACTGGGTATTCCCATACGCAAAGCTTCGCCTCTCAGGCGACCGCGTAATTGAGAATGGTTTGCTTGCAAACACATTCGAAGGTTACGGACTTGGCAACACGGAATTCGGATCAGGTCTCGATGAGCGCTGGGAATACCCAGTTGCAACTGAGCGTCCATACTCATATGCTCGTAATGCTTGGGCTCCAACAGGCCGCAAGGGCTTCTACAGATGGCACCCAGAAATCACAAAGACTGTTTCAAACGTTGCTCGCACGAGCACAACTGCTACAATCACTACCTCAACGGCTCATACCCTTGAAGTTGGTGACTCAGTAGTTATCACAGGTCTAACTAACGGTGCTCTCAACGGGACATACACAATCACAACTGTGCCAACAACAACAACGTTTACCTACACAACTACAACGACTGGAACCATCGCCTCTAGCGCAGATTCCGGTACAGCAGTTGTTGCAACTAACTCACGTGCGGTAACAGACTTTACTTCACAGGGTTCAACAACAGCTTATAACGTTCCTGGAAACGAAGACTATAACGCTGATAACGCTGTAGACTTTATCCTTGCGTCTACAGAGGATCCAACCTCTTAATAATAGAATGTGAGCGGCATGCCGATGTGTTACCACCAACACAGGCATGCCGCTCCTTTATTAAGATCTACATTAACGACGATTAGACAGGATAGATAAGTGTCAAACCTTTGGGTTTCAGTAGAAGAACTTGACATCTACGCGGATCATGAATACGCGTACGAGGCCGTTAAGGTAGCGTCTCAACTTCTATGGTCTATGTCTGGTCGCAAGTACGGTGGAATCAATACAGTTACAGAAAAATATGTATGCGCATCACGTGCGTACCGTCTAGGCGCGTCTGCGCGTAACTACACGCCGGAACTTGTCGCCGGCGACATGTATAACCTTCCTTTTGATGAATTTGACGACTACGCCGAGCTTACAACAGACGGTATGTCACCATCTACCCGTTTACGCCTACGCGGACGGCCTGTAGTTAAGATCGACGCTGTCCGTGACCGCACCGGAACGATAGTTGACCCTTCTAATTATTATTTAGTAGATCATTCTACGCTTCAAGCACGTTCAGGCACAGCCTGGGCACCTTGCAACATTGAAGTTACATACACATACGGATCTCCACCTCCTGCGTCTGGCAAGGCTGCAGCGCGTACCCTTGCTACAGAGTTTATTAAGCTCTGGTCTGGCAACGATGATTGTGCATTGCCTCAACGTATTACCGCTATCTCTCGCCAGGGTGTTTCCTACACGGTTCTTGACAACCAGGACTTTATTGACGAGCTACGCACAGGTCTATATGTTGTAGATCTCTTCCTTAAGTCTTCAAACCCAGATAAGGCACGTGCAAAGGCACGTGTATTCTCTCCAGACGTTCCTCGCGCTCGTCGTCATGTTTCTAAGCCTCTTTCTCTTGCGCCAAGTGTTCTTGACATGGTCATCACAGGGAAGGACGGCGGAACTCTCGACGTAAATATCGACTACATCAACGCCGCGTTCCTGGTAACAGATGACACATGGATACCTAACCTTAAGATCGGTAACTACAGCGGAACTAAGACAAGTGACCTTGGCTCAGGCGCCGTTTCTATTAACACCATCACTACCGACATCTCTAAGTCCGTCTCTCACAAGCAACTTGCGGATAACATGGCGATTATTACCACGTCGACTGCCCACGGGTTCTCTGAAGGTGACTACGTGACAATCTCAGGCGTTAACGCTACGTTTAACGGCTCGTACTACATAGCGGATGTTCCTACGACTACTACCTTTATGTACGTCAAGGTTGCAAGCAACGTTGCGTACGGCGCAGACACGGGTACGGCGCTTGTTACAAACGAGTCTCGTGACACGCTGACTTTATCTGTCCCTTACGCAGATGCGTATGCCTACGCAGGCTTTGTTGACCCGGGTACGTGGGATCTCTATGCAGTAAAGGGAACTGAAACTGTGTATATTGCGTCCGGTAACCTGTCACTTAAACTTGGCGCTGTACCGACACCTACATATACACTAGACAACTAGGAGACGCAATATGCCAATTATTGACATCTCCACTGTTGACTCTAGAGCGTTACACCTTAAGGATTTTCTTGACGCAGTTCTTGCCAAGGTAGTTGAAACCTACGAAGAATATAACATAGACTTGCCTTCACGTCGTTTTTGGTTAATGGGTGAGCCTGCGATTGACTGCGAGCAGCTTTCTGTATCATTTATTCAAATGTATCTAGGTCTTCCTGGAGATCAGGCAAGCCAACCTCAACGCTGTACCCAACCACGAACAGCGGTGCTTAGCATCGCAGTATCGCGACAGATTCCGGTAGTTGGAAATAACGGCAAGGCTCCTACGGGAGAAAAAATTCAAGAAGGTTCAGAGATTGCGGCAGTTGATTGCTATCTATTTATGGAGCTCATGCGCAAACTCGACCAGTGGGAAGAGAACGAATATGGCATGGGTGTTATTGCCACCGTCGAGGCTGGTAACCCTGAAGGCGGCTTTGAGACAGTTCGTATGCAAGTATCTATGGTGGTTCCATAATGGCAGTTACAGTAGTATTTAGGCCTGCTGAGTTAGATACACTTCTTAACGCACCCGGCGGAACAGTAGGTAGAGATCTTAATAGTCGCGCGCGCCGGGTAATGGTGGCGGCAAAGGCACAAGCGGGAGAAGATACAGGAAGACTAAAAAAGTCTATTCACGTACGAAATCACAATAGAACTGGGACAGGACAAAGTATAGAGGTTGGCTCTTCTTTGAATTATGCCTTGCTGCATCATAACGGTACACGTCCGCACCTAATGGTTGTTAACAGAGATAAGGTGTTTAGGTTCACGTCTGGCAGCCGCGTAATCTACACGCACACAATACGACACCCTGGAACACAGCCAAACAGATACCTCACCGATAACCTTTATTTGATAAGATAACCTAGAATTAAAGCACGTGCTTTAATAAAGACACCAACACAATACGGAGGAAGAAATAATGACCAAGTTCAAAGATTTTGGGTCCGAAGACACCGGCCAAAAAGAAGAAATATCTTTTAAGATTCACGGCGAAGAATTTTTTTGCCGTCCAGAGCTACAAGGAAAAGTTCTCTTAGACCTAGTTGCTAAGTCAAACTCAGATGATGCGGCAGAGGCTGCCAACTCTATTAGCTTCTTCTTTAAGCACGCTCTTATGGAAGAAAGCTACGAGCGATTTAACGCTCTACTTCTACACCCTGACAAGATTGTTCAGATGGAAAAACTAGGAGAGATTAGCGCCTGGCTAGTTGAGGGTTATACCTCACGCCCGACTCAGGGGCCAGAAGTCTCGTCTCCTGGGGAATAGATCTCTGGCCCTACATTAATGGAAAAGCACTCGTGAACGGATTAAACTTAAAGGAAATGGAGGCAAGCAACATGCTCGATGTCTTGCACTATTTCTTTGAAGAAGACCTGTTCTACTCGACTGTTGAACAGGCAGAGGGTAGAGATCGTTCCCGCGTAGCTATCTATCAAGACTTTTACAACTCTTCGTATGCCTACTCGACGACTTCAGGTTCTACAGCCAGCGGAAAAGGCTACACTAAGAATTTTGACGACTACGAGTTTATATCAGAAGAGGAAGAAGAAAAGATAGTCCCTTTTGACCCTTTGCAAAAGCAAAAGGCAGTTAAACCGTTTATTAGACCTACAGCAGTAAACGCCGCAGCGGACCAGCCATTTGGTGACACGCTTGACGGTCCAATTACTAGAGGATAAGAAAATTAAAAACCGAAAGGAGGTGAGTAAGTGGCGGTAGTTGGCGATGCGTATATAGTTGTAAAGGCTATAACGACTGGCTTTGAAAGAGACGTGCGTCGTTCCCTTAACGGAATTGACATCGGTTCCGACGGTGCGTCTATCGGTAACTCCTTTACAAAAGGATTTAACAATAGCATATCTAAAGGGCTAGGCAAGAATTTTAATTTCTCTGCCGGAGAAGCAGACGCAGCGCGTTTAGCTTTTCAGTCATTAGTTAGAACAAGCTTTACACTTACCGCCGCCATCGGTCCTCTTATCGCAGGTCTTGGTTCTCTCGGTGGAGGCTTTGTATCTCTTGTTTCTATTCTAGGAGCTGCAACACCTGCACTAGTTGTGCTACCTGGAATACTTACAGCTATCGGGTTAGCTGCTATTACTACAGTTGCAGCTTTTTCAGGAGTAGGTAAAGCTGTTTCTGCTGGACTAAACCAACAGAAAAAAGCAACGCAAGAAAACACTGCAGCAAAGATTGCAGCTGCCCGTAGAATTGAAGATATAAATAAGCGTATTGAAAAGCTAGAGATAGATGGTCAGCGGCTCGAACGTGATCGCATTAAAGATTCAATCGAGGCAGAGCAAGACAAAGCAAAGGCAATTGAAGAAGCAAACGCAGATGAAGCCGAGGCGTATGCTAAACTAGCTTTAGTAAAAGAAAAAAATACCGAGTCAATGATTGATGCGAATAATCGCCTCAAGGACGCGCAACTCGACCTTACAAAAGCATTGGAAGACGGCCGTGAAGAGATTCAACAGATTGGCTTTGACGCAGAAGATGCAGCGCTTTCAGAGAAGCGCGCATCTATTACTCTTGAAAAAGCTCGTGAGACCTTACAGCGTACTCAAGATCTACCTCCAAATTCCCGTGCTCGTCGTGAAGCACAACTTGCGTTTGCTGAGGCTGAACTTGGTCTACGCCGCGCTAAGGATAAGAATACAGATCTTCAAAAACAACAAGATAAGCTAGCTGGAGATCCTAAGAACACAGCTGGGTACATCAATGCGCTAGAACGCCAAGAAGAGGCACAAGCTAACGTCGCTCAAACTGCGCGTGACGCGTTGCGCAGCCAGCAAGCAGCTGAAGCAAATATCACTACTGTAAAATTAGCAAATACAGAAAAAATTCTTGCGGCAGAGCAAAAGATAGCTGATGTCAAGCAGCGCTATCAAGACAGAGAAGCTGACATCATACGTCAAATCCAAGATGCATATGATGATCTTGAGCGAGCAATGGAAGACCAGGCTACAGCTGCAAAAGGAATTGCTGGCGGAGTTGACGCATATGCGAATGCGCTAAATAATTTATCCCCTGCTGCGCAAAAGTTTGTAAAGTATCTTGTCGGTACATTCATACCTGCGCTTAAAAAGCTACGAGATGCAGCTGCAGAAGCTCTTCTACCTCTTATACAGGAAGGGCTTGAAAAGCTAAGGACACAACTGTTCGGACCTCTAGAGCCAATGCTTAAAAAGCTTGCAACTTCTATAGGTAAAGCATTTAATAGCATTATTGACTCAATAGTAAAGCCAGAGAACATTAAAGATCTTGAGAAGGTTTTCGAGCAATCTGGCTATATTGTTGAGGGTCTTGGAAAGACTATAGGAAGTGTCTACGATTCTATTCTTTCTATCCTCGTTGCCGCAGATCCTCTTATTCGCAAGTTTACAGACTTCTTAACTAAGAAAACTGCAGACTTTGCAAAATTCTTAAATGCAGGACAAGCTAGCGGAGAGCTAGAGGCATTCTTTACCAAGGCAGGAGACATAGCCGCCAAGTTAAGTAAAGTTTTTGGAAATCTATTTAGTGGAATATCTAACGTCATCAGCGCTAACTTCCAACCTGGCGGCGGAGGGTACATCGTCCTCGAGTGGCTAGAAAATATCACAGGTAAGTTTGAAGCGTTCTCTGGGTCAGTAGCAGGGAAAGCTTCACTAGCAGAGTACTTTAAAGGCGCAGCAACCAACTCTATAGCAATCCTAGAGTCAGTCGGCGCGTTCGTTAAAGAAATTCTTAAGGTTGGCGCAGACCCAAACGTTAAGGTATTTTTTGACACGCTAAAGGGTGGAGCTCCTATCTTTGGAGATATCCTTAAGTCTTCTGTTGAGGCAGGGCCGTCACTAGCTAGACTAGTAGTTAATATTCTTAAGTTCACTAAGGCAACCACAGACGCAGGGTCAATTAAAATATTCTTTGACACCCTTAATACCGTCTTAGGTGCGATAAATACACTCTTAGAAAATAAGTTTATTAAGTCCGTGGTCGATGCTGCAGGAAAGGTTTTAGCCTTTGGGTTAGCTCTTGGCACTATCGGCAAGGTTGGAGGTTTTGGTCTAAAGGTTTTAGCTGGCAATCTACAGAATATCGGTAAAATAGTATCTGCCATCGTGCCTGCTCCCGTTCTTGCTAGTGTTAAGTCAGGTTTAGAAACAATCGCGCTTAAAGGTATGTATGCCTTTGACAAGGTAAAGAAAGGCGCTATAGATACTGCAAAAGCGATAGGAACAGAGCTTGGCACCGCACTGAAGCAAGGTGGCTCAAAAATGCTTGAGTTCGGTAAAGCAGCCGGAACTGCAGCCATGACCGGTTTAACTACCTTGCTTGGTAAATTAAAACTACTTGGTCTATTCTTTGTTACAAACCCTATCGGAATAGCAATTACTGCTATTACATTGCTGGCAGGCTTATTTATACTTCTGTACAAGAACAGCGAGACATTTAGAGTAGCTGTGCAAAACGCTTTTGAAAAGATAAAAGAAGGCGCTACAATGGCGCTAGACTGGCTAAAGAAAAACTGGCCACTTATTCTTGCTGTTCTTACAGGTCCGTTTGGTCTGCTAGTTCTAGCTGTAGTAAAGAACTTTGATGAAATTGTTGCATTTGTTAAAGGTATACCGACAAAACTTAAAGATGCTGCGGTAGGAATGTGGAGCTGGCTAACCAGCAGCCTGTCCACCGCATGGACGTATGCGCAGACTAAATTCAGTGAAATTGTTGCAGGTGTTAAAGCGATACCTGGAAGAATTGGAAATGGTCTTAGCAACATATGGAGTGGGTTAACAGACGGTTTACAGACAGCGTGGAAAAACGCAAAAGCCTGGTGGAATGCAAACGTAGCAAGCAAAACATTAAAAATCGGTGGAGCTACTGTTCTTGGTAAAACTCTTCCAAGTTTTACATTAGGATTCCCTCAGCTTGCTCAAGGCGGAATTGTCCCAGCAACTCCCGGTGGAACAATCGCGCGCATTGGAGAAGCTGGTCGCCCAGAGCGCGTTGAGCCACTTGACCCACAAGGTTTATCAAAGAGAGATCGCGCTATGATCCAGATGCTATCTGGCGGCTCAGGTGCAGGTGCAACAATTAACGTCTACCCTTCACAAGGTATGAACGAGTCAGAGCTTGCGTCTATAATTTCACGTCAAATCGCATTCCAACTTCGTCGCGGAGGAGCATAACATGGCGAGAAATAATCTAATCGTCAACCCTTCGTTTAAGACAAATACAACAGGATGGTCTGCTACAGGATCTTCAACTATTGCACGTATCACCACCGACGCATTCTTTGGTTCGTCCTGCTTAGAAATCACCAAGGCTGCGGCTGCAAACTCAGGTGCGGTAATTGCATCTCGCATCTCTGTGACAGCCGGTACCTCGTACGCGGTTGCTGGATATGTAAAGGTACCTGCGGGAGAAGAAACCGGCGCCTTTCAAATTAACGTCGGCTGGTACACCGCCCTAAGCGGTGGTAGCCTTATATCCACGACGTCCACAATCAGTTTAGAGAACACTCCAGGTGATGACTGGATAAGACTAATGGGTGTAATGACCGCACCTGCATTAGCCCTTGGAGCGCTAATCTCGGTGGTTCAACCGTCGGCTGGTACGGTCGGTAAGAAATTCTATGCAGACGCGTTTATCTTTGAGGCCGCATCCTACGTCGGCGAGTATTTTGACGACGTGACACAGGCAACTGAAAACAAGTACGTCAACCTTGGTCTTACTCCGTTACCTATCCCTAAGATTACAGGAATGCAGCTTAATGCTGACGTTTCAATCGGAAGTCTTATTCTTAATACTGTAGATGAAAACGGCGTTGTTTGGGTATGTACAGATATTGAAGGTTGGTGGGTTCATCCTGAGCCTGAGGTACGTGATATTCCTCGCGGTTGGGGAGACGGATCCTACGACGTGCGCGGACGATACCAGGCTCGTCAAATTACACTTAACGGAGTCTTTCTTACTCCAGACCCATCGCTAATTCCTGTGTCAAGAGATAAGCTTATCCAAGAGACAGATCTTGTATACGTAGGCGGATGGTTAAAGACAAATGAAAATCCTACGAAGGCTTCGTTTGTTCGCCTGTCTGGTCAACCAGATATTCAAACTGTAAATGCGCGTGGACGCACAGAGTTTTCTATCGGCCTACGTGCACCAGACCCTCTTAAGTACGAGTGGTATGAAGGACATGAACTAGGCTATCGCGAGGTGACGATTGCAGGAGAAGACTCCGGCACCGTGGGATCTGGAACAGGTACGGTTACAAATACAGGAAACGCATACTCGCCTGTTGTGTTTGAGGTTACAGGTCCTGTCGTTGGTCCTGCAACTATCCTTAACGAGACAACCAACGAGTCTATTACCATCATCGGCGCGTTGCGCGGAGTCCTGACACCTACCGTTTCTAACAGGGCTCTAACAGGAAACATTGCAACGCTTACAACCTCGGCTGCTCACGGCCTTCTTGCAGGTGACGTGGTAGTTGTATCTGGTGTTCACGCAACGTTTAACGGTACCTTTACTATATTAACTGTTCCAACAACAACTACGCTTACCTACTTTAAAAACGCTAACAACGTGGCATCCGTAGCTTCATCTGGAACAATTACATCTAGCGCGGATATTCTTGAAGTCGATACGCGAGATCATGAGGTTGCACTTAACGGTGACGTAGTCGGCAAGCGCAGTCTTATCGACGTTCTTGCAGAGTGGACACTCTTAGCTCCTGGCGCAAACGTATTTAGTTTTTATGATGAAGGTGACCTAACAAGCTCTGCATCTTTAACCGTGTATTACCGCTCTGCATGGCTAGGTTAGTATACAATGTATTTAACGACGAATCTACTTAGTGAGGTATAACCAATGGCACTGTATCAATCAGATGCGGCTATATACAGGTACTTTACTACTGATCTTTTAACTAACCAGGTACTTGCAGAAATTCCTTTCAAGGGAGTTTCATTTGAAAGATCTATCAAGGCTGCAGGAAGCTTTGGCGGAAACATACCGGTTATCCCTGAGACAGCCTCGATGAACTTGTATGAAAGCACCATGCCTGGTAAAACAGGACTCTACGTTGTGCGTGATAGCGAGTGCGTGTGGGGCGGAATTATCTGGAACCGTAACTATAACGTCGTTGACCGCGAGCTCAGCGTCAGTGCATCAGAGTTTACCAGCTACTTCTTCCACCGTAATATCTGGAAGACATGGACACATGATTTTGGCGCAACTATCGTCGCATCCGGTGGAACTCTAACTGGAACTTTAGAAGCTCTAGAGTATGACTTTCCTGTAGGATCATCTGTCCGTCTTATATTCCCAGAGGTTTCTGACTTTCAATACAACGCGTACTACACGATAGCGTCATCTCCTACAAACTCGACGTTTACTATTACCGGCACATCAGTGCCTAATGGAACATATGTCGGTGTGACGGTGTACGCGCGTGTTGATACATACGACTACGTACGCCAGCTGCTTGATGAGATTCTTGTTGATTTTAGCGACATAACATTTCCTAATACAGACATCGAGCCAGCGCTTACTACTAGTTTACGAATTACATCTATTGCTGCGCCTTCAAGCATCACCACAGTAACTACCGCGTCTGCGCATAACTTAATTCCTACACAAACGGTGGAGATCTACAATGTGTCGGCTGGACTAGACGGTCTGTGGGATGTGACGTCGGTGCCTAGCAGTACTACCTTTACTGTTGCATCATCTTTGACATCCTCGGTAAAGAATATAACTAAAACAGTAACGTCTAAGTCTATAACAGACTTTACCGCAACTATTACTACAAGTACCTCTCACGGCTTTGCGCAATACGACACGGTTGTTCTTTCTGGTGTCGATGATCCTGCTTCTCTTATTATCGTGTTTGATGGCGAGTATCAAATTGTAGATATCCCAAGTGCAACAACATTTAGGGTGTACGTTGCAGACAGCGACATGGTTGCGACAGCGGTGACCGGCGGAACGGCAGTTGTTCAGTCAACTACTAATATCGGAACGTACGGACCGTTTCCTGGAAACTCTGACATTGACATCGCGTATTCGACAGACGAGTATAGCGGAAAGAATGTGCCAAACAATCCATATCGTGGATTTGAGCTTCGCTCAGTTGGTGAAGAACTCGACGAGTACTCTGACACTGTAGACGGCTTTGAGTATCGCATTGACTGCGATCTTGTCTATATCGGCGACATACCTACGTTTACACGCACGTTTGTTTTACTTCCTATTGATTACCCAAACCCTCCCGCAGAAGGAGAGGTATCTCCTCCAAGTCGCTACGGTGCAGACCAACTTGTGTTCGAGTATCCTGGAAGTATTATTGACGTAACGATGGAAGAGTCTGCCGAGGACTCGGCAACACGTTTCTTTGTTGTTGGAAATATCCCAGACCTAGGTGAAGACATTAGCCAGCCGTACGCAGTTGCGTCTGCGACAGACTTATTAGCAGCGGGCTGGCCTATCCTTGACGGAGAAGAAACTCGTAGTGAAGAGTCTGAAGAGTCTGCCTTATATGCTCATGCGCAACGATACCTTGCAGAGTCACGCCCTCCTATCTCAGACATAAAGGTAAAGGTTAACGGATCTCTATCTCCTAAAATTGGAGAGTTTGTTCCAGGGGACTGGTGCTCGATTATCGTTGAAGACGAGTTTGTAAGAATGCGTCTTGCAAGTGATCTTGAAGTTCGCGACACGGTAATCGTTCGCAAGATCGAAGGATTTAAGGTTTCAGTTCCTGATACACCAAGTTTCCCAGAGGAGACTGAACTCTTATTAGTTACAGAGCCGGAGGTTGACAAGATTGGCCAGTAGACGCAGACGCCGCAAGAGTATCGGCAAGGTTATAGTTGACGTTGAGCGTCGCGTTCGTCGTGTAGAAAAACGACCTGGTGCAAAACGTCTTAAGGCAAACGTTGTAACAACTGAAAAGCTTGGCTATCGTGCGGTGACAACGAAGGTAATACAAGGAGACGCTGTAACTGCAAACGAGGCAGCGTTTGGAATTACTTTAGTTTCTGACACAGAGCCAGATATTGTAAAAGAAGGCACAACAGTTGTTGATCCGCTTACTGGCGCCCAGAAAGTGTGGAGCGAGGAACTTGAACAATTTGTAGATGTAACAGACCCCAACGCGCAGGAAACAGCAGAGTCTAAGAACGCTAGCTATTACCAAGACAATCAACCAGCAGGCACTGATCATAAAATCGGTGATCTTTGGATTGACACGAATGACAACGACAAGCTTTACTCTTGGGATGGCGACAGTTGGGAACTAGCACAAGATTCCGCCTCTGCAGCCTCTGCAGCGCAAACAGCCTATAACGCAGCGATAGCATCACTTCAGCCAAGTGCCTTCGCGATTGCAGACCCAACGACAAAACAGCTGACTACGATTGACACAACAGGTGTAACTGTCTACTCAGGCGGATCTCCAACAAGTGGCGCACGCGTCGTTATGAACTCTGCAGGCATCGCTGGTTTTGATGCAACAAGTACTAATGCTAGCACCGGCGCAACATTTTCAATTACTGCATCTACAGGTGCTGCTATATTTAAGGGCAGCATCCAAAGCGGAAGTAGCATTACTGGTGCTGCTATTACTGGTTCTTCTTTTACGTCAACAAACTTTGCGTCAGGTACGGGCGTGTCTATAACTAGCTCTTCTGGTGTAGACCAAATTAAGTTTAACGTTACAGGAGTTGAAAGGGCTAGCCTTGCTATCGTAAGTGGTGGATTAGTTATTGCAGCTGGAGCAGGTTCAATCACAATGAGTTCTCTTGGGGCTATTTCTATAGCTTCGGCTAACAACACTCTTCTTATGTCTGCTGCTCCATACTTTACTCAAGGATCTGGTTCAAACACCAGTGGAGGTTTAGGAAGTCTCAGAAATACCTGGGCATCATCATTTGATCCCGACGGTGGAGATCTTGGCGACGTCTGGTTGAAGTGGGTATAGCAGATGCCAGCGTACGTAAATGTATCTAATGTGTGGAGGTCTGTAACAAACCTCTATGTAAAGACAGCTAGCGGAGGGCCATTTTCTAACGGCTGGAGAACAGTTACTAATGCGTATGTAAAAGTTGGAACTACCGGGGGTCCGTTCTCTAACGGCTGGCGCAGTATTTTTACATCTGCTCTTACTCCTACAATTGCGTCTACAGTGACTATCTCTCGCAATAACGCAACGTATCCTTCAACCCTCACGGGCAGGAACTTTAGATGGACTAACTCTACGTCCTTAACGTATGTCTTTCAAAAGTCGTCCGATAACTCTAACTTTGTAGATATAGGTTCTCCTACATCTATTGCTAATCCTTCTGTAGGATCTTCAAACACGGTTACCTACGCTCTTACAATTGCAGATATGCCTGCCTATACGTCTTATTATCGTTTTGTTGTAACTGCGGTGAACTCTACGTATTCTACCTCCGCGACTTCTACAAGCACGTCGGTATCTGTTTTGCAGCCAGCACCTATAAACACCGTCGCGCCGACTATTACTCCTTCATCAGGAACTGCAGGAGTTACTCAGTACAGTGTTAACAGCAATGGAACATGGAATCCTGTCGATACGGACGGTGTGTATGGTTATCTATGGCAGTCGTCTGATAATCCTCCGACAAACACTATTTTTGTCCCTGCTCCTGGAACTAATAACTTGTCTACCTATACGCCGCCCTCTAACTTTTTCACGCTTGGCTACACCAGCCCTATTCGTTGTCGTGTTACCGCAACCAATCCCAGTGGCTCTACGACTGCTTCTTCATCTAATACAGCTACTGTATCTGCACCTGTATCTATACCTTCAGGCGGCACAGTTTCAATATCTACAAATACAGGAAACTACAACGTTGGAAGTATCATAACTTACTCAACTACAGGGTGGTCTGGCTCTCCTACAAGTTACAGTTTAAGACTCTATAACGGAACTAACCCTGTACTGACTAGTGACCCTCTTAGAGCTTCTACGTCTAGCACATCAGGCACTTACACAATCGTGTCTGCAGACGTTCCAAAGTTCTTTAAAGCGTTTGCCACTGCAAGCAATTCTGCAGGGACATCTGCAGAAGCAAGTTCGGTGCAAGTAGGCCCTGCTGTTCAGCCTGTGCCTGTTAATATAGCCGTGCCTACTATATCTCCAGGATCTGGAACTGCTGGATCAACAACATTCTCTTCCACTACAGGATCATGGACTAATTCTCCGACTTCCTTTTCGTATCAGTGGAGGTACTTTGACAGTAATATTGGCGCGTACCAAAATCTCCCTTCAGCAAACTCAAGTACTTATCTTCCACCAAGCAGTTACGTTTCAGTATATGGATCTAGACTTATTTGTCAAGTGGTAGCGAGTAACGTCGGCGGAGATAGCTCACCAGCCGAGTCGAGCAGCGTGACAGTAAGCGCACCTGTCTCTATACCTTCAGGTGGAACTGTAACTCTAACTGGCAGCTCAACGCCTGGCAGTGTTATCACCGCATCTACCAGCGGCTGGTCTGGCTCTCCAACATCATTTGACGTATTTATAACTACAGCGCTTTCTCCTAGCATACCTACATCAGGAAGCAGTAGGGTGGCATCAAGTGGTGGAGGCTCGTCTACGACTTACACAATAACCTCTAGTGACGCAATCGCTCCTGTAAATATTTTTCGTGCTTTTGCAACTGCAAGTAACTCCGCTGGCACTTCATCAACAGTTCAGTCTAGTAATACCATAACTGCAACAGCTGCTGGTGGAGGAGGAGCAGTTCCAGTTTTAATATCAATAACTGGTAATAACTCTCTTCAGTATGGAGGCACGTTTAGCTGGAGTTTCTCTAATTCACCTACAGCATACTCTATTTTTGTATCGGGGCCTAACGGCACCGTGTACAGCACCAGCAACGCATACACCTACTCTACAACTACCTTTAGGCCAGGATATGATGGCAATATATCTCCTCCGCCATTTCCTAGCGGAAGTTACACGATAAATGTTAGCGCGCAAAACGCCACTGGAAACTCTACCGTAGCCACAGTCACCACCTTCATGAGTTAGGAAAGATGATGCTAAATAATGAAGAAAAAACAGAGTTACTATCTAAAAGAATTGTCTTTTTGCGCGAGGTATTGGCATCTGAAAATATAGACTTAACAGAGTTAAAAAGAATTGATCATGCAAAGGTTGGCCTCGTCGAGTCTGACATTCTTGACAGAGTAACTTCAATAGCGGCCCTAGAGCAAGAATTAGAGAGCCTTAAAGAGCCATTATAATAAAATATAATAGTCTAAGATGTAGTACTTTAACATAGATAAATAACACGTTAGAATAGGCACCAACTAGCAGCAAACAAGATACAATTTAGCGTTATAAGGACGCTAAATGGACGCAAGGAGACATAATGGCAGACTACGACTTAACCGCAGATGAAAAAATTGCGGTTATTAACTCACATATTAAGAACATCAACTATAATAAGTTTAACGCGGAGTTAGTTATTGTAGAGGAAAACGCTACAGCTTCACCAGACGCTACAAAGATCTCAGACGCCAATGCACAGATTGCAGAAGCAAATGCACAGATCGAAGCGCTAGAAGCACAGATCACAGCCCTTTCCTAACAAACAACCTACGACAAGGACACTTACTTAATGGACAAGCCGAAGACTAAAGACGAGCTGATTATCATTGCCTTACAGCAACGTATCGGTGAGATGGCTATGCAGTACGAAAGCGCTATAGCGTCTATTCGTGCAGATCTAACTCAGCTACAAGATGTACTTAATATAGTCAATGGCGATAACATCAAGAAGATTGAAGGAGATACGACGAGTGCATGAGGTAAAAGACGGCTCACGCACATTGCAGTTTAGCGGTAAACTTCTTGCGGAGTCTTCTTCCTGGCGCCCTGGGACATACCGTTGGATCGAGTTTAAGCTCTACAAGACAGACAACGGCTCATACATTCTTTCCCGTATAGGTGTGTCTTTAATATTTCATGGAGCTGCGTGCCCATTGGTTAAAAGATACGGTCTTACAGAGATGCCTTTATCTACTTTAGTAGATGACGCGCTCCCTTGCGAGGAGTGTCGTCCTACACGTAGTGTTGCAATTATCTTCCCAGAGAAACATCGTCACTGGGCACAGGTATCCGAGGAGCCAACTCCTGTCTTAGATGCGTTATATAAATATGACCAAGGTGGCGCACGATACCTCACAAACGTTGCTCAAAGACTATTAGAGGACGCATCTGATATGGACCGTGGAATCGAGTCGGTGTATAGGATAGAGCTTATTCCGTAAATCAAGTTTTGATGTTATAATTTTCTTAGAGACAAAGGACGCAAAAGATGTTTATAGTTATTGAAGGCACAGACGCCTCAGGCAAATCTACTCTTGTGTCTGAGGTTCAAAAACAACTTGCCGAGAAGTTTCCTAACAAGGAAATTGAGTTCTACCATAAGTCTAAGCCTGAAGAGATGTCTCGCCGTTGGGTTTTATATGACTACGTCACCTCTATTGAAAAGGCAGATTGGTCTCAACGTATTGTGGTTGCAGATCGCTGGCATTGGGGCGAAATCACGTATGCGTCTATAAAACGCCCTGAGACGGGTACAGGCGACGGATATGGTCTCCTCGGTAAAGCTGGTTGGCGTTGGACAGAGCTCTTCCTTCAATCTCGTGGTGTTGCTCAATTTTGGCTCTATCAACCTCTTGATGTTATTACTCGTCGTCTTAATGCTCGCGGTGACGATTACATACAGGCACACGAGCTTGAACAAATTTTAGATTTCTATCATCTTGCCGCTGGAAACTCCGCAGGTCTTGCAGGACGCTTAACTCCTGGCGCAGACTCGCTTGACGCGATAGGACACCTCGCTTCACACATTATTAACGTTGCCGAGGCGGTAGAGGAAGAGACACGCGAGCTAGTAAAGTTTCCGGAGTACATAGGCCAACGCTATCCTCGCACGCTGCTTGTAGGAGATACACGCAACATTACAAAGAAATACGGCGAAGAAACTATCTTACCTTTCATGCCTGTTGACGGGAACTCCGGCGAGTATTTATTAACCGCGCTTGAATCTGATAAATGGAAAACTATGGGTATCGTCAATATAAACGACATGTCGCCGGAGCGTTTTCACGCTCTGTGGGCAGTGCTACGCCGTCCTCCTGTAGTTGCCCTTGGGCGTTTGGCTGAAAAAGGACTCATGCGTGCAGGAATACCTGAGTACCAGTACACCGTAACGTCTCACCCGCAACACGTTCGTAGATTTTTTAACTCTAAGAAGGAAGAGTACGGCCAAGCAATATCTCGCATAGCAACTACAAAGGATAGGAACGATACATGGATACTGCGATAATTAACATACCTGACGGAGTCAACGGATACGTTGATCTTGTGCAGCACGTACTCAAGCACGGCAAGG